CTCTATCACGCCGTCGGATTGCTCATCGCGCACTATGCGACCCTCGGGCGCGACCTCGCGACCATCGAGCGCGGGACGCTCGACGAGATCCCGCAAGGCTATCGCGATCTCATGGCGCCGTACGCGCCGGTCATGGTGATTTGAGATGCCGCAAGGGATCGGCTCGATCATCGGCTCGCCGGTTTCGCTCTCCTCGAAGCGGCACCGCGTCGACGTGCTCAACCCGAGCGGCTCGCCGACGTCCGACGACGGCGAGTACGTGCAACCGTACGCGACGACGGGCTACGCGTACGCGGCGATTGAACCCGCGACCCCCGCGCGCCTCGAACGGTTCACGCAAGCGGGCAACCTCGCGACCGCGTCGCACGTGATCACGATGGACTACCGCCCCGACGTCACGACGAAAACGCGACTCAATTTCTACGGCCGCCGGTTCGACGTCCTCGGCTACGCGTCGCCGAATGAATTTGGCGTCGACCTCGTGCTCGTCTGTCAAGAGCGGGTCGCATGATCGCGCTCACTATGCAAGGGTTCGACGATACGCGCGCGGCGTTCGAGCACGCGCCGCCCGAGGCGATCACCGAGGCGCGGTTTCTCACGAACGCCGCCGCCCAACAAGCCGCGAACGCGATCCGCGCGGCGTATCCGAGCGTAAGTGGCGAATTGCGCGGGGGCGTCGCGGTTGAGGCCGTCGCGGGGGGCGCGTACGAGGCCGCCGCGCTCGTCGTCAGTCGGTCCTATAAGGCGCGATGGTTCGAGTACGGGACCGCGATGCGCCACAACAAATCGGGCGCGTTTCGCGGACGCCTCGCGCCCAACCCGGTCTTTACGCGGATCACGACCGACACCGAAAAGCAACTCGTCGAGGCGATCCGCACGCTCTTAGAAGCCTTTGGATTGCGCGTGAGCTAACGAGGTAGAAGCCATGACGACGACCGATCTCGAAACCGCCCTCGACCTCAAGCGACGCGCGGGGTTGTCGCTGTACGGCTCGACCGCGCGCGCCGCCCGGGATCGCGCGTTCACCCCCGAGGAACGCGCCGCGCTGCACGCCGCCGTCGACGACGTGCGCGCGCTGCAAGCCGAACTCGGCATGCGCCGGGGCGACGACGAGTTTCTCGCGGCGCTCGACCCCGAGCCCGCCCCGCGCCCCGTCTCGCTCGGCGCGCGCATTGTGCAGGATGCCGCGTTTCGCGAGTTTCTCCGCGCGGGCGGGCACCGCGCGCCGGGCGCGTGGTCGATTCACATCGCGGCGGCCGACAGCGGCGCGACCCCGAGCCCGTCGACCACGGTTGTGAGCCCGTCGATCCCGACCACGTTCACGCCGACGCCGCCGATCCGGCGCGCGCCCCGCGTCGCGGATCTGTTCGCGCAAGGCCGCACGGCCGCCGCCGGAATGCAGTTCATGCAGGAAACGACCGGCAACGCCGACGTACCCGACAACACGCCCGGGGTCGTACAGGCCAACGCGAAACCGGCGGCCACGCTCGCGCTGCAACTCGTCACCGAGCCGTTGCACAAAATGGCCTCGGTGTTGTCGTTCCCCGAGGTGTTACTCGACGACACGCCGGGATTCTCGACCTACCTCGACGCGCGCCTCGACAACGCGCTCGCGCGCAATATCGACTGGCAGTTGATGCAGGGCGACGGCACCGCCGGATCGATGCTCGGTCTGCTGAACCGCACGACGCTGTTTCCCACGTATGCGCGCGCGGATCCCGAGAGCAACGCCGCCGCGATTCTCACCGCCGCCGCGAAATGTTTCGCCGCCTCGGGGATCGTGCCCGACGGCGTCGCGGTGCATCCGCTCGTCTACGCGTACACGCTGTTGATGCGGAGCGGCACCGTTGCCGCCGCGACCGACTACGGCGCGGCGGATCTCGACGCGGCGTTGCTCGCGCCGCCCCCGCTCTATCTGTTCGGGCTCCGCATCGGGTTCGCGCCGCTCACCGGCACCGGGATCCCGCAAGCGGTCGTCGGGGCGTTCGGCGAGGCGGCGCAACTGTTCTACCGGGGCGATCTCCAAATCGAGATCACGAACAGTCACGTCGACAACTTCGTGACGAACACGCTCAGCGTCCGCGCCGAGCGCCGCGCCGCGCTCGCGGTCTATTACCCGACCGCGTTCGTGATCGTCGGCAATCTCAATTACATCGCGCGCTGATCCAAATGGATCTCGATAGCTCACTCGTCGAGGATGCGTTGCTCGCGGTGCTGTTGAACGACAGCACAGTGCAAACCCTCGCGCCCGATGGCGTGTGGTGGGATGCGGCGGGCGAGGTGCAAGGCAAGGCGCCGACCCGGTACGTGATCGTCTCACTCATCGACGAGATCGACGTCGGCACGTTCGGCGGGCGCGGCGCCGAGGACTATCTCTTTCTCGTCAAGGCCGTGATGCTCAACGCGACGAGCGTCGATATGCGCGCGATTGCGCAACGGTTCGACACCTTGCTCGACGATCAACAACTCACGATCCCGGGGTACGCGTTCGCGGATATGTACCGCGACAAACGCGTGCGATTCACCGAAGAGGACGCCGAGAACCCGGCGATCCGCTGGTTGCACCGGGGCGGCCAGTACCGCGTACACGTCGGCATACCGACCGACGTGAGTCACGCACGGGCGGTTCGACCCTTGGGCGAAGTTACAACGGGCAGTTACACGAGGGAGTAACACTCATGGCGATCAAGACGGGGCGGTACGGTTCAGTTCTCTATGATCCGGCGGGCACGACACCGGTCGAGATCATCTCGCTCAACTCGTGGAAAGCGAGTTTCAAAACCAACAAAGAGGACGTTACGTGTTTCGGTGACGTCAACAAGGTGTACGTCCCGGGAATGAAGGACGTATCCGGCACCGTGGCCGGGTTTTGGAACTCGGATCCGGCGGCGAGCCCGATCCTGTTCGCGGCGACCGATGCGCCCGATCCCGGGATGCTCAAACTCGTGCCGAATACCAGCACGGGCGAGGACACATTCTTTTGGTCGGGTCTCGCGTACCTCGACGCCGAGATCGATTGCACGCTCGCTGCTCCGAAAGTTACCGGCGAATTCATGGCGGCCGGGCCGTGGGCGATGGCGTCCACGCTCGCGGCGAAATCCGGCGAACGGCGCGCGGCGTAACGCGCGCGCGGCGTCGACGTGTTTCGCGAACTCGCAATTCGTGGCGAGGGCGGCGCGATCCTGTGGACGAAAGACGTCCACGCGACCGCCGCGTCGCTCGCGGCGTGGTTCATTCGGCGCGACGTGCACCCCAAGCGCGGCCCGTGGGTACTCACCGCGTCGTGTCACTCCACGAATCGCTACAAGTGCGGGCAACGCCCCTTGTTTTTCACCGCGCCGCGTCTCGGCGGCGGTCGCTGGTGTTGGCCTGTCCTCGACCTACAGGTGACCGGCGACGCGCTGACCGCGCGCCTCGGGCCGCCGGAGCAATAACGCCATGAGTCAGTCTCGATTCGTGCGCCCCGACACGGTGACCTTGCCGTTGTCGGACGGCGACACCATCACGATCCGCAAGGAACTCAACAACGGTGAAACGCGCAAGCTCGCCGAGCACGGCGCGATCCCGGGCACGTCGCCGCCGCGTATGGATCCGATGCGCGTCGGCCCGGCCTTGATCGCCGCGTATCTGCTCGATTGGACGTTGACCGACGCGAGCGGGTCGCGCGTCGAGGTGCTCGGCCTCTCGCGCGAGGAATTGCTCGACACCGTCGATCAACTCCGTACGTCCGACGTCACCGAAATTATCGCGGCGATTTCGGCGCACGTCTCGACGCACAACGCCGTCGCGGCCGAGGAAAAAAAACTCCCGAGTGGCGCGAGCGCGTCGTGAGCGACCTCGCGATCTGTCGGCACATGGGATGGAGTTACGACGACGTCCTCGCGTTGCCGGTCGACGTGTACACGGTGTTGATCGAAGAACTCGCGGCACTGAACGACGAGTGAGGACATGGCCGGATTAACTGCCAAACTCGACGCGGATTTCTCGGCGTTTTTCACCGCCTGTACCAACGCGGTACGGTCGTTGACCTCGCTCGCCGAGGCGGGCAAGGGCACCGAGGCATCGCTCACCGCCGTTGATAGTTCTATCGGAAAGATCGCGCTCGGGATGGTCGGCGCGACGTCGGCCATGTCCCTCGTCGAAAAAGGGATCGATTTCCTGAAAGAGTCGTTTCAGTCGTTCGCCGAGGCCGAGGCGAACGTGCGCCACTTGACCGCCGCGCTCGAACTGAACGGCACCGCGACGACGGACGTGATCGGGCAGTTCCGGGATCTCGCCGAGCAATACCAGCAAACGACGATCTACAGCGACAGCATGATCACGTCGGCCGAGAAAACGTTCACGATGATCGGCAAGGTCGCCCCGGAGCAAATGGGCAATGCGATCAAGGCCGCCACGAACCTCGCCTCGGGCCTCGGGATCGATCTGCAAACCGCCGTCAACATGCTCTCGAAAGCCGCCGAGGGGAACGTCACCGCACTCCATAAGGTCGGCGTCGAGATCGATGCGGCAGCGGTCAAGGCGCACGGCGCCGAGGCGGCGTTCGACGCGGTCAACGCGAAATTCTCGGGGCAAGCGCAAGCCGACATGGAAACGACAGCGGGCCACATTGCCCAAATGTCAAACGCGTGGGACGCGTTCAAAGAAAAAGTCGGCGGCGTGATCGCGGATCTCGGGAGCGTCGCCAACGCGCTCGGCGATGGAAAGAACGTGCTCGGCGACACGATCCCGAAGATCGACGGCGCGACGTACGCGCTCAAACAGCAAGACGCCGAACTGCCGAACGCCACGAAAGGGTGGGTCGCGTATCTCACGACCATCGCGCATTACGGCAGTTACCTCGACCCCACGAAGCTCGCGCAAGAAATTACGGAGGGGATGAAACAGATCGACGACGTGCTCGCGAAAGGCGCGCCGACCGCCCCGCAGTTTCAGATCCCCAAACCGGATTGGGACGGCCTGATCAACGGCGCGAAGAGTTACACGACCGAATTGGCGCTCGCCAACGAGAAATACCATCAACTCACCCCGGACGTGATCGCGAACCTCGACGCCGCGTTCAAGCTCGGGACCGCGTCGGTCGCGGATCTCACGGCGCAAACGGGCCTGTCGGCCGACGTGATCGGCGTCGCCAAAAAAGCGTGGGAAGCTCACAACGAGGAATTGAAAAAGGGCGAGGACGCCGCGCGGAAATTCGCCGAGGCGCAAGCCGCCATCGCCGCCGCGTACGTGCCGCTGACCGCGCAACAAAAAGCCGCCGCCGTCGCGAATGACGCGGTCGGTCTGAGCGCGGAGCAAACCGCGAAAGCGTTCGGGATCTCGGGCGGCGCCGTGAAAGCGTACCTCGACGGGTTGAAAGCGACGCAAGCCCAAGCCGAGGCATTCGCGAAAATGCAAGTCCAATGGGCCGACGACACCCGCAATATCACCGAGAAAGCGACGGCGAATTTTCAGAAGGAACAGACCAAGCAAGCCGAGGCATCCGCGAAAACGCTGAGCGACGACCTCGCCGCGTACACGGATTACAGCGACAAAGTCGCGCAACTGTCGATGACGGGCACGCAGATCCAGATCGACAACATCGACAAGGCGCAACAAAAAGAGATCGACTCGCTCGGCATCCGCACCGCGACCAACGCGAAGATGTACGACGACGCGACGGCCGTGATCGACACGTATTACAACCACGAACGCGACCTCGCCAATCAGACCGCCGACACCATCGAGGAACGAATGCGCCAGCAAGGCGTATTCACCGAAAACGATCTCGCCGATCAGGCGTTCGCCGCCGCACAGGCGTACAACCAAATGGTCGCGGATGGCGGGTACGCCGCCGATGCGCTCGCGGCGGCGGCGAAAAAATCGCAAGACGCGTGGGACGCCGCGAACGGGATCATTCGCACGTCGTGGCACACGTTGGCGAGCGAGATGGAAAAAGGGTTTTCGGAGCTTGGGACCGCCATCGGCGGCACGTTCGGCAAGATCGCGAGCGCCGCGACGAGCGCGTTCAAGAGTGCTACCGAGGGGGTCGCGAGTTTGTCGTCGGGATTGTTCGCGTTCAGTCACGGCGACATTCTCGGCGGGATCTCGGGCGTCGCCTCGGGCGTGATGGGCATCGCGAGCGCGGCGGTCACGGCGGGAAAAGCGATCGGCGGGTTGATCGGCAATCTCTTTGGGCTCGGGAGTAAGGGCCGCGACGCGGTCGTCGCGTTCGCCGATTCGTTCGGCGGGTTCGACGCGTTGCACGTGAAACTGAACGCGCTCGGCGACGCGGGCGAGCAACTGTGGATCAAGCTCACGCAAGGCGTCGGGAAAAACGATCCGGCAGCGGCACAGGCGGCGATCAAGGCGGTCACCGACGCGCTCAACGCCCAGCAGAGCGCATCGCAGGATACGCAAGTGCAAACCGAGGCACAGGCGGCGGCGACGGTGGAAACCGCGACCGAAGCCTCGAACGCGCTCGACACGGTGACCGAGAAACTCAAGAGCAACGCCGACGATTGGAAAACGTGGGGCGACGCGGTCAACGGCGTGATCAACGCCGTCGGCGCGGCCGTGATCGCGATGCCGACGCCGAGCGCGCCCGGCGGCGTGCCGGGGTTCGCGACGGGCACGGGCGGCAAGTACCTGAATTTCGGATCGGGCACGCTCGCCATGCTGCACGGCAACGAACGCGTGATGACGCAAGGCGAGGGCGCGAACGGCGGCGGCGGCGGCACCGCGATCATTCAACTTGAGGCGCGCACGCTCGCCGAGATCATCGTGCCGGAAATGCCGGGCGTCATCCGGCGGTACGGGCTCGCCTAACTATGCACATGCTCGCGCGCGCGCTGCCCGATGTGACGCTGACCGTGGACGGCGTCGCGATGCGCTTGCGCCACGGGTTCAAGATCACCGAGACCGCCAACGGGCGCAATCGGCTCGACGGCACGATCTACTCGCCCGACGGCACGGCGAACCGCCCCGCCGTCGGCGGCGACGTGCAACTCGTCGAGGATGGCGTCGTGATTTTCGGCGGCCTCATCGACACGCCCACCGAGGGCGGCGTCGGCGACGAACCCGTCGCGCGGCTCCTCACGAAATTCTCGGCGAGCGATTACAACAGTTTTGCCGAGCGGCGCGTGATGAATATCACGTTCCCGCCGGGCACCCTCAAATCGTGGTTGCAAACCGTCGTCGGGTATCTCTCGCATTGGGGCGTCACGCTCGACCCCGCGCAAATCGACGGCCCGACCTTTACCGATCCATTCGTCGCGGCGTTCATGCGCGTCGACGAGGTGCTCAACGAATTCGTGACGCTCGCGAGCGCGGCGGGCGTCGATCTCGTGTGGGATATCACCTACACGAAACACTTGCGGATGTACGACCCCGCGACCTCGCCCACGCCGTTCAACATCGCCGACGGAGATCGCAACACCATCGGCGATGTGACCGTCGCGCCCTCGATTGCGACCTACGCCACGCGCGTGCTCGTGCTCGCGGGCGCGGGTCTCCACGACGTCACCGAGAC